TATTTCAAAGAGATTGGGTTTAATTTACATGACACAATGATTTATAAAAAAGCAGCAGTAGGAGCGTGTGGTAGTAATAAAGCATATTGGCAATCCTTTGAATATATGTTTGTATTTAGTAAAAATGTACCAAAATCTGTAAATAGAATAAAAGATAAAATAAATTCCACCGCTGGATGTATACATAAGAGAAATAAGAAGAATGATAGACTAAAAACAAGAATTAATAGGGATGGAATAGTAATTCAACCTTATGGATATAGAGAAAACGTTTGGATATATCAAGTGGGGATGTTTTCAGGCAGTGACAAAACTGACCATCCCGCACCATTCCCTGAACAACTCGCCAATGACCATATCATATCTTGGAGTAATAATGGTGATTTAGTTTATGACCCCATGTGTGGGAGTGGAACAACTTTGAAAATGGCAATATTAAACAATCGTAATTTTATTGGTTCTGAAATATCGGAAGAATATTGTGATATTGCAAATAAACGAATTATGGAGACGAGAAATGTCAAAGAAAAACAAAACCCCATTAACCCTGCTTGATATTTGTATTCTCACTGCTGGATGCGTGGATTTATTCGAGAGGTGTGTAGACGCCGTACTTACTCAATACAAGGTGGTTTCTTCTCGCATTTACGTTTTGATTAATTGTCCGCCAGATGATACAGTATCAAAGTACAAAGAAATTTGTGCTAAACTTCCACAAACAGCCAAAGTAACTTATCTCAGTGGGGAAATGTTGGGATTTCCTGCTGCAGCCAATAAACTAATGAAACAGGGAATGTCCCCGTTGATTTTGTTAGTTACTGATGATGTAACTCTGCATCCCAATTGTATAAACACACTAATTAAGCGTATGGATGACCCTACAATCGGTCTGTGTGGGTTGAAACTGCTATTCCCCGATAATTCTACTGAACCTGGCCGCCCTGCTGGTAAAGTTCAGCACGTGGGCCATGTGATGAATATTAGAGGTGAGATTGACCATATCTTTGTAGGATGGGATGCTTTACATCCAAAAACATGTATATCCAGAGATTGTTTTTCTGTAACTGGTGCAGCCTTTATTGTACGTAGACCGTTGTTCACGCGGGCGCACGGATTTGCAGAAATTTATGGGGTTGGAACTTTTGAGGACGTAGACTTGTGTGTGACTATTAGAAATTTAGGAAGTAGAATTTTTATGGATGCAAATGCCACCGCCTATCATTATGTTGGGGCAACTGTAAAACTTTTGAAACGGGGGTATCCATTGATGGAAAACCAAATGATTTTTCGGCAACGTCATATTCAAGATTGCAAATGGGATTCATATCTCTGGTGGTGAAGTATGGAGGACATTTGTCATAATTGTAAAAAGCGTCCAATAAATGTTATCCGCTCTATTTGTAAATGTACTATTTGTTTGGATTCTGCAAAGAGAGGAACAAGGAAATATTATCGAGAAAATAAGCAAAATGTTCTTGAATATCAAAAAGAATACTGTCAACGAAATAAGCAAAAAATTTATACTACTTCTAAAAAATGGGTAGTAGAACATAGAGATAAAATATTAGAGTATAAACATTCTTTCTATCAAAGACATAAAGATACGGAAAGAGAAAAAAGAAAATTACATTACCAAAAGAATAAAGAGAAAATTACTGTTAATCAAAGGAACTATTATAGAGAAAATAAAGAAATACGGGCAGCAACAAAACACAGGTCATTTATAAAACACAGAGATAAAGCATACGAAGATACACGTAACTACAGAGCAAAGAAATTATCATCTATTGGTAATTTTTCATCGTTAGAATTCAGGGGGTTATTAGAAAAATACAAGCATAAATGCTTATGGTGTGGGATTTCTAATAGAATAGAAGCTGACCATGTTATTCTATTATCTCAGGGAGGAACAAATTACATTAGTAACATCCAGCCACTTTGTAGGAGTTGTAATGCCAAAAAACACACCAAAACCATAGACTTTAGACCATTTGGTTCAATGATATTAGACTGGACATAAAAAGTCGCTATTTCAATTTAGGATGAAATATTGTAAAATTATACTATCAGATTTGAATTAGTGTATTGGAGGGATAATGGACTATCCTTACGGAACTGCTTTCCTTTTAAATGATTCTGTTTTCACTTCTTACGGTGGTCTCACTGGAACGTCTACCGCTGCTCAACGTAATGCGGCTTATTTTGTTGCTGAACGTCAAATGACAGAACATATTGGAACATTCTTGAAACCGACTGATGTCAGTGACACTTATCTATGGGTCACATCTAACCCATTTGAACTTGAATATGGATATGTGCGAAGTATAAATGGGGTAACTCTAAAAGACGCCGAAAATGATACTTACGTTTATACTGCCGATGATATAAGTAATTATGTTCTTTTACGCAACTGGAAAGCGGGTTATGTAGACATTTTACTTACTCCTGCTGGTTGGGCATATTATAATCCAATATTCCCTTATACTGTAGAAGTTTCTTGGACTTGTGGTTTGCTTACTGGAACATCTACTGCCCCTGATATGCTCATGGCTCTTACAATGGTGGCCCAAATCAACCTGAATGAGATTGTAAGTGATGGAACACTAGTAAACGAAGGAGTTGGAGATATTGGAATACAAGAATTTTCTAATCAGTTCTACCACGAAATTCGCACAAAGTTGGGACATAGTATCTTCGGTAATAGTGCTAAAGCAAACAAGGCGGCCAACCTTACCAGACATTTTCGTGCTAAAAGCGCATTGAGGTTTCATTAAATGGTAGCCGGATTAAATCTTCAAGTAAAAATTTGGAGATATATTTTCTACACTGGAAGCGACGATGATTCGGGAGGGGCACAGCCATCGGGAACCGTTTTGTATGACCCTGTTCCTGCTAGAAAGATAACACGAATGCCAGATATGGTATTTTTGGAACAGGGAATTGAAACGGAGCGAATTTCACAATATATGTTGTGGCCTGGAACGTTAGCAATAAAAGAACGGGACGAACTTCAAATTACTTCTCCATCCAATCACCTTGATTACAACAAACATTTCAAGATTGTTGGCGTTTCTGATGTTGGGTTTTCGCCTTCTGATGCTAGAGGGTATTTGATTGTTTCTACCAGTAGAAGTGAAGTTGCTCATAGGAACACATAATGCCTATTAATGATACTACTGGTGAACTAAATACAGGGCTTCATAAACGTATGATTGAAGCGTTGAATTTGGTCGCCCGCTCTGCTCGTGTTAGAGCATCATGGTCAAAGAAAATTCGTGGTGCTATTAAAGTTGGAGAAGTTAAAGAACAAGACGGAGAAGTATTTGGGTATATTGAAGTCGGTGGAACTGCATTTAATGAACATGGGCAACCAGTAAATATAGCAAAAATGGCAAGAGCATTTGAGTATGGTTCTGGTGAACGTGCTAGACGTAAAGGGCCTCATGGAATTGGAAAATACATAATTACCCCAACTAATGCACCCAACTTGGCATTTATGGGAACAAATGAATCCGCAGGGCATTTAGTTAAAACTCCAATCGTTCATCATCCTGGTGTAGCACCACACCCCTTTCTAGCCCCGGCGGTTCAAGAAAATAGAGCAGAAATAAAACAAATGATGGGAGAAGAGTTTCATCAGTACGTAAGTAAAGCAATTAGAGTGTCATGGAGCGGGAATAGATGATACCAAATAATACAGTACAGGCAGCAATTATCTCGTTCCTAAAAAGCAAAGCAACAATCACGGCTTTGTTGGTTGATAATGCTGGTGTTGCTCATCCAGAGGAAATTCGCGAGGTAGAATGGCAGGGAGATACATTTTCTTATCCTAATATCCGTATAGACTTAGGAACACAAACTGATGCTATTGCTGAAAACAACTGTGAAGTTTTCAATATCGGGTTTTCAATTCTTATATTCAGTGAATTGTATTCGAGCAAGGAAGCAAATGTAATGGCAGGGGTTATAGCAAATATTATAAATAAAAAGAGTATAACATCTGGTGGGGTTCATTTTGTGCGGGTGATTTGTACTCTTGTGCCCGCCATAAGAAGGGACGAACGAACATGGCGAAGCGAACTAATTTGCAGGTCAAGTATCCATATTTAGAACCAGAAAAGCGGGAAGAAACGGCAGTAGAAATAGATGAAGTTATTCCTATTATTGATGCCGAAGAAAAACCTACCATTGTATTTAGGGAACCCCCTAGATATAATAAGGCTATCAACAATACAATACTAATACGTTCTAGGCTTGATGCCAAGTATAAAACTACCGGTTCTGTATCGGGGCGTCCGTATGTTTTCAATGGGGCTGGTTCAATAGTAGATGTAGATAAACGAGATGTAGATGAATTCTTATCAAGACGTAGGCGGAAAGGATGCTGTGGTGGCTCCTCTCCAAATTCGCTTTTTGAACTCGTTTAGGAGGTTCTACTATGATTACGGGCACGCCACAAGGTACTATTGAAAGCCAAGATGACATCTATCTTGAAGGTGCTCCATATATTTACTTTCAAGATTGGAGTGCTAACCCACTTAATAATCCCGATTCTGACAATTATTATTGGGGTTTGAGTGGAACAGCAGCTTATCCTGTATATAATCTTGGTTGTATCAATGATGTCAGTCTCACCGAGGATGTTACCGTAAATAACATTCGGTGTGACACTGTTGGGGATAAGGATGTAGTTCAGCGGCGCAACTCCCTTGAATTTGTCTTTACACTCCAAACTATGTTCCCACTTTTTGAACTTCGTCATTTGCTTGGTCTTTCTGCTCCTACCATTGTTGGTGGTGACTTAGAAAAGATTGGCATTGGAGGTATCAACAACAACCGTTGGTACATGGTTTACGCTCCAAAGGTCTATGACGATGATACTGGTGATTACCTGTTATTCCACCTGCATAAGTGCAAACCAGTTGATGCTTGGACAATCGGCATGGGAGTGGATGGATGGAAAATTACTGGGTTGAAATTCAGGGCCTTTACTGACGATTCTAAATCCATACCAGATGCCCAAAAATTTGGGACTATCATTCGTGCGGATGTAAGCGCACTTCCGTAAAATATAAAATAGTTATAGTTCCAAACTTACTATTGACATAGTATGCCTTCTAATATAGTATTAGGTAGGAGGCATACTATGACTGAAATAAATGTAAGTTCTGTGTATTGTATTTACAATATTAATACAAGTAGACGATACGTCGGAAGTACAGCGAACTTTAATAAAAGAAAACAACAGCATTTATATGCTTTACTACATCATAGATCACGTAGTAAATTAATGCAAAGTGATTTTGATTTGTATGGAGAACATTCATTTAGGTTTTTTGTTCTTGAAAAAGTGAAAACATTTGATAGTGATTTTCTTCTTTCAAGAGAACAAGAATGGATGGACAATTATAAACCCGAATACAATACACTTATGATTGCTGGAAGTGGGTTTTCTGAAAGCGCAAGGAGTTTAGAGGCAACCCAAAAACGAGCATCTAAAATGAGAGGACGAAAACGCTCAGAAGAATCAAAACGAAAACAATCAGAAACAGCAATAAAAAATGGAAAACACAAACTAAAAATAGTAACGGAAAAACAAAGGAAACATCTGAGTGAAATAAACATGGGAGATAAAAACCCAAATTGGGGATTGCATCGTTCTGCTGAAAGTAAAAAAAGAAGTTCTGGGATAATGGCAAAAATACTGTACACTTTTCAATCTCCAGAAGGAAAACAAATTTCAGTAAGAAACCTAAATAATGGTGCAAGTAATATTTTGGGAGTTCCGGTTAGTGCGTTAACTCGTTTACGTGATGGAAGGTCTAAGATATATAAAGGATGGACATTTATTTCTGCTATGAAAGACTAATAAATGACTAATAAAGAAGTTATCATTGGTAGAACCAAAATAACTTTCAAACGTCTAAACCTGAAAGAATGGACGATTTTGGAAGAAAACAAAGTTGTAATGCAGGAGGCGGTAGAGAAAAAAGATTTTCACGGCGTATTTGATACTGTGTCATCTTGTATCTCTACCGCGTCTGATGCTACACTTGATTGGGAAAACCAACCCTGGTTCGAGATGCTCGAAGCGTATGGGGAAGCACTTGCTATAAATTCTCCAACGAAAAAGTTTCCAATCCTGACTTCCACTGATGAAATCAAAGAAAAGAAACTACCCTGGGAATACCCTGGTAGGATTTGGTATTTCTGGTTACATCTACTTTCTAATAATTATGGATGGGCCAAAGAACAGATTGAAATACTGGATATAGATGATGCAATTGGTTTATATCAGGAAATACTGATTGACCAGCAATTAGGACGAGAATGGGAATGGCTTGGATATGAAGCTGCATTTCCTTATAACACATCTACAAAAAAAAGTACATTCAAACCTCTTACTCGTCCGATGTGGATGGCAGGTATCACGGCAAAACCAAAGACGATGAAAATGCTGAAAATTCTTATTCCGGTTGGAAATGTAATAGGGTTCAAAGAATGACAAGAAAAGTTAGTGTGCTTAATTTTGAAAAGGTGCTGGAATTATATTCAATTCTAAGACCATATTTGATAAATAACAAAGAAAAGAATTCTGTGTTATTTATTAAAGGTATTTTAGATAGAATGAAGCCACAAGAATATTTTGATTGTGTTTGTTTACTTACTGGAACTAAAAAGGATGAAGTGATAAAAGAAGATTCAATTAGTAGTATAACTGCATTTACAACTGGTCTTTTTGAAAATAAAATAGTAGATTTTGGGGAAATTGCTGAAAGGATTGGATTAATATAATGCCAAGTTTTATGTCATCCGAATCTGATACGTTAATATACAACCTTTATATTGATGTAAAGGCGGCTGTTGCACAACTAAATGTTCTATTAAATACCGAAGATAGTATAGTAGGAAAAACCAAGTTGCTTCAAATAATAATTCAACAAATGGCCGATAAATTAGGGATTTCTTTTCGAGAGGCTGCGTCTAAGGTAGGTGTTCTTACAGGAAGTCTTACTGGACTTAACCAAGAAGCAACAAAGTTGGCGGTATCATCATTTGCTAAAATACCCAAAGTTGCTGATGAAGCAACCACTGCAATAAGTAAATTGGGTAGAATGTTCTCAAATGTTTTCTTCTCTATGGTTGCATTCCAAGTTATCCGATTCTTCCTAAGTATTACTCAAAAACTAGGTGAAGTAACCAAAGCAGCAAAAGATTTCTATAAATCACTTGTAGACGTTAATATGGGTCTTAGAGCAATGCAACGAGGTGGGATAGATGTTAGTATGAATGAGGCTCTAAAGGCGATAAGCGATATAACAAAACTGTTTCCAGTAATTTCAAAGCCAGAAATGACAGAAGCACTTGATAACATTATTTCAAAAACGGCACAAATGGGGGTGTCTTGGGAAAATGTAACAACCATAATGAAGATTGCCGCCGCCACATACGTCAAAACTGGAAAAAGCATGGAAAGTGTGTCCGATGCACTTATTAATGCGATGGTTAGTAGTTCTGGTAATATGACTAAAACAGTATTAGAGCAAACAGAACTTCAAATCACTGCACACATGCTTGAAGCAAAAGCAAGAGAGTTGGGCATTAAGAACATTGAGAAAGGTGTAGCTGCGTTAACAGAAGAGGAACGCGCAACAGTTGCTTTAGCTGTTGCTTGGGAACAACTAAGTGAAAAATTACCAGACATTATGGCGTCAATGGATACTGTTCCTGCTAAAATAGATGCTGTATCTGCGGCTTGGACAAATGTAAAAACAGAAGTTGGACTTGTTTTTTTGGAAATAGAAGGAAAATTAGCTCCTTATGTACTCGATTTTCTTAATAGAGTACGTGAAATACTCCCCCTGATTTTGAAAGATATAGCTTTTTGGATAACTTTAAATTTTGCTCTTTATTCATCAATACTTGGAATTGCACATGGAATGAGTCATGTTATTGTAGCGTTAACAAGTGGAAAAAACGTAATACACGAATTTCTAGTCGGGTGGATGGAGAGTTTTAGTTTAATACCAAACTTATTGAATGATGCAATAGAAAATGCAACAAATATTGGAGATGAAATCGGGAAGAGTTTTGGAAAAAACATTGGAGATGGTATTGCTGGTGGAATAGAAGAATCATCCCCAGATGCAATTGCTGCTCTTGCTGACATGCAAGAAACAATCGCAGATATGGATCGTGATCTTGCCATAGACCGTGAAAACGTTGAAATTGACCTCATGCGGAAACTGTTAGATATTGAAACAGATTATCTCCGTAAACTAAAAGAATTAGAAACCGATAAAGCTGATGAACTCACAAAAGCGAATGAAGATGCCACTGAGGATCGTGTTGACGCAGAGCAAGAATATAGAGATAACGAAATAGAAGCAGAAGAAGATTATCAAACAAAACTTGAGCGACTTCGCGAAGGATTCTTATTTGATTTGGAAGATGCTTTACACGCGCGGGATGCTCGTCAGGTTTTGCGTCTAATACGGCAATATAATCTTAATAAGAAGCAAACTACTCAAGATTATGAAAATGAAAAACGAGAACGGGCAAGGCGATTTGCGCAAGAACTTGCTGATATTGAAGAGCAATATAAGAAAAAACTTAGTCAAATTGAAGAGGAATACGCAAAGAAACAAGCGAAATTGGAGGAGCAGGCAGAACAAGATAGAGTAGACGCACAACTCTGGCTTGATAGGCAGATGGAAGATTTAGACAAAGCCTATGCTGATAGGTTAAAGAAATTGAAAGAAGAATGGGCAAATGAGTATGGTGTAACCACAGAGGGTGCAGACAAGATTTATAAAGAAATCGGAAACTACTTTGGTAAGGATGGATTGGTTACCCAACTTTTCAGTGAACCAACAATTTGGGAGACGTTCAAAACTAAGTGGGATACTTTTTGGGCAACTGTTAAAACCGGTTGGGATACATTTTGGACAACTGTAAAAACTGGTTGGGATACCTTTTGGACAACTACGCTTCCAACAGCTTGGGCTACTTTCAAAACTAAATGGGATACTTTTTGGGCAACTGTTAAAACCGGTTGGGATACGTTTTGGACAACTGTAAAAACTGGTTGGGATACCTTTTGGACAACTACACTTCCAACAATTTGGACTACTTTCAAAACTAAATGGGATACTTTTTGGGCAACTGTTAAAACCGGTTGGGATACGTTTTGGACAACTGTAAAAACTGATTGGGATACTTTTTGGACAACTACACTTCCAACAATTTGGACTACTTTCAAAACCAACTGGGATACGTTTTGGACAACTCTTGGGACTGCTTGGACTACCTTCTGGTATACTACTTGGGAAACTATCAAGGGTTACTTCTCGGGTGCTTGGCAAACCATTACTAATTATTGGTCTCTTCTTGGCGGCAATTTCAAGGCTTATGTTCTTGACCCATTAGCACTAAAGTTCTATAATGCCTGGGAAACTATCAAAAGTTATTTCTCGGGTGCAAAAGTGAATGTTTCTAGCTCGTGGTCTCTCCTTCCACAATGGTTCTACGATAATGTTTCTCACCCACTAGAGAAAAAGTTTGAGGATGCTTGGACAACAATCAAAGGTTATTTCTCTAGTGCATGGACAACCATTACTACAGCGTGGGGCGGCAAAGAACAAGGAGACTTTTGGACAACTTATGTAACTAATCCAATGGCTGCCTCTTTTAAGGGGGCTATTAATAGCATCATTGGATTTTTCAACAAATTAATTACAGCCGTTGCAACAGCAATTAACTTTATGATTGATGGACTTAACGAACTCCGTGGTGCGCTGGATTTGCCTCTTATCCCCCATGTTGGCGGGAAGGAGGGAATACCTCAGATACCTCTATTATTAGCAGAAGGTGCAGTAATTCAACCCAATACTCCATTTACTGCAATTCTTGGAGAGCAAAAGTCAGGTCGCAACATTGAAGCACCCGAAGCCCTTATTCGTCAAATTATCCAGGATGAAATAGGTGGAGTAAAAACAGATACAGAAAACGTGATGGAAAAATTAAAGGGGGCAATGTTTCTTCCGTTCCCATTATCTAATGGAAATACATCCGCTAATATTGCCCCTATATTTGGTGGTACAACTGGGGGGAGAATAAAATTAGAGGTTTTATTATCTCCTGATTTAGAGGCCAGAATAGTACAACAGGCAGCAAATAATATTGCTACTACTATTACTAGAATACAGAGGGAAAAATAATGTGTCCTTATAAAATAGCTAATACTGTTATTCAAACTCAACCCACTGCTGGTAAGTGGATACCACGAGAACCACTTGGTATTGATGGAAATGGTCATGCAATTTATTCGTCTATACGAGAATTTGAAATGGTATGGGATATGGTAAATTTGAATACTGCCCATCAATTACAGGATTTTTACGATACATTGTCAATTACCGGAAGCGTTGTAGTAAGTTTGCCCTTATTTAATGATTTGGGGCCGTCTACAGGCACAACCTATTATGATTATACTGGTTGCGTTTTACGTGAACCTGAATTTGGTCAATATTTTGATTATTATCGTCAAGACGTAAGATTATTGATAGTGAGGATTAGAACATGATATTAACTGCACCTGATTTAGCATTACTTAGAGAACGTCCACATCGAACAGAATTAAGTCTGTCTATCTTCCAACCTAATGTGTCAATGGCTTGTCAAGTTAGGGATGATGGGCCTAATGGGGTTCCCGCACGCGGGTCATATCTTATAGATTTCAAAACTGTTACTGTTGGGGATGGTTTGGATAATCATGTTGGAATGACATTGTTGGTTGGGACTGCATCTGGCTTATCAGATGTGGGTAAAATCCGTGTTAGGTCAACTGACAGTGACACAATTAAAGTAGCAGAAAATTATAATATTGACTGGAAAGTAAACCAATATCTTACTATACTAAAATATCGGGAGGTGTGGCCAGTTTTTCCTCTTATCATTGAGGATGACCCTCCTACAGGCACAAGTGTCACCTTTTACAAAGATTATGATATAGAATACACTAATCAAAATGAATTTTTGGGGACACTTATATGTATGGGCCCTCATCGAGCGGCGTATAGAGAAGGTGCAGATGTCCAGTTATGGTACACATCTTCTGGCACTTATAGTATGGATGGGTATAGTTTAGCAAGTGGAACTTATGATTGGTCTTTTGAGGGTGGAAACCCGCTAACTTCTACAAACGCAGTACCCGGTCTTGTAACTTATAACACCCCCGGGCACTATGAGACCTCCTTAACTATTACAGATATAAGTGGAACTGTTGATACTTCCTATCGTTATGTGTCTATCTATGATAGGGCGGAAAATAGTGTAAATGCTCCAATACTAAAATGGGAAATGAGTGGACTTCATGGTTCACGTGCCGAGGGTGGATATACCGCCGATATTATCATTCGTGAACCTATTGGTGATTTATATGATGGTGCAGTAGTGGTTATCTTTGCCGATGATTGGTATGGGAACACAAAAAAGAGTTTGGGCGGTAATGCTGAAAAGTGTTCACAAATTGTCTTTGTTGGGTATATTCTAAAAGGTTCTATCCGATATAATTACAAAGATAGTTTAGTTGAGTTTAGTATAGGATGTATTACTGATGTAATGAGGCAGACCGTATGTTATGCTATATCAGTGGAGGATATAAATATACCTCTTTATTGGTATCAGTTAAAAAATATGAATGCTCTCCGCGCAATCTATCACTATTTGAAATGGCATAGCACTGTGTTGTCTTTGGCTGATTTCCGTTTTGTTGGAGATTCCCTTTTTTATCCAGTCCAGTTTTTTGACTCTGACCGAGAATCATTATTTGATGCTGTAGATAATTTTATGCGTAACGCGTTGATTGGTGAATTCGTGTCAGATAGACAGGGAACGTTATGGGCGGAGGTTTCGGTGTCGGCTACTCCAAACGCTACTGGAACATTTGCCCCAATAATGGAAATTACTCACCAAGATTGGATGAATGAACCGACAATTGATGAAAGTATTAATGATACTCTTTCATATTTGGAATTTGGTGGTATTGGATATAGCAACGAGGGAGATATTACTTATGCAATAACAGTTGCCGCTCCTGGCCTAGTATCTGGTTATAAAGGTGTAACAGAAATACGATCAGGGTTGATTTTTGACCCCACAACTGGGTCTTATCAGCCTGAAATTTTGGCAGGTAATATTTTTGCTGATAGAAACGCGAGATACCGCTCAATTGGCATGGAACTTGTTGGAGACTATAGAAACTTAGATATTGCTCCACAAGAGGCAAATACCATTGATATAAAAGCTGGTGATACAAATCGTGGGATTGCAATAAATGGACTGTATTTTCCTACTGATATAGATTGGTCGTGGGATCCAAAAACCGGACTTCTTTTGCCAATAATAATGCTTTCAAAAATAACATCTGGGATTGTTGGATACGAGATATACAGTGCAGAAATTAGTATAGTTCCAAGATTTGATTCCATTACAAGTAACAATTCTGCCTCAGCCACAACAATATCTACTACACATACTGCAACAGGCCAGAATAGATTTGTAATAGTTGTATTAGCTTTTGAAGATGATGTTACTGGATTGACTGTTGATTATGGTGGGGTCGCAATTGATAGTATTTCTCATTGGCATACACCAGCTGGAAGGGCGCTTTATTATTGCCTTCAACAAGTCCCTCCACCCATACCAGTACCGACTGGGTTACAAACAGTTACCGCATCATGGACTGGTGCTACTGCTGTTAGAATGATTGTTGAGACGTTTTTTGGAGTTGACAACTACGATTACGCATGGCAATTGGATGTAGTAGTTACAAGCGCAAATGGTCTTAGTGTATCAAGCACAAACACCAACCTCCCACAGTCTCTTGCTGATATGATGTTGCGTGCTGACTTCGTTTTGAGTGCTGCAACTGGTCATATTTTGACTCCTGGTATTGGTCAAACATTACGAAAAACAGAAACGCCATCTCTTCCTATGCGTCTTTCAACATCTACCAAGATTAGTGAACCAATAACAACTATGTCTTGGTCGTCAGATATTCCTACAGACTGGGTTCATATAATGACTACATTTAACCCCCTACTTTTGACATAACAAATCTTCTAAAGGGATGGAATCTATCAAATGATAAGCAGTAAACTTCACAAAATATTCAGCGAATTTGGTGTTTCCAAAGAAAATGTTATACCTACTTACATCGGTATAATAGGTCTTGGAAATCTTGGAAATTTACTTGTGAACGTACCAGACCGACCGGATTACGTTTATGTCAGAATTGGAAACAACACAAGTGAAGCCGTTCATGCCTACAACGATAGATTTACTCTTATATATGGACAACCTGTTTTCGTACAACGTGATGTAAATAATTGGAAAATAATTGGGATAGTAACGAAGGCTAGCAGTGTTTCCGGAGGAGCGGGGGCTATTGGTGGTAATAATGTTTATCTGATGGCGGACACAAACAACTTCATGTACTGGGGCGGTACAAGTTTGAGACTTTATGCAGATAGAAAGTTAGTGATTGATATAACGAATGCCCCATCTATAACTGTTGGTGCAGTAGCAACGGAAAATATTATCATTACATCATCTGCCATACAAATCAGGGACGCCACAACGGTTTATACTGAACTTGCCGCTGGTGTGTTGACACTTGGCGAGGTTGGGGGAAATAAAGACAATATTGTCATTTCGGCAGGTGCTTTTGCTATTCGTAATAATGTTACTGAACGCGTTGGCATGACAGCCGCAGGCATCTTGACCATCAAAGACTCTACTGGGGCAGCAGTCATCACGTTGGACGCTGCGGCGGGTGCTGAGATTACAAAGAAACTAACTATGCCTGGCGCATCATCCGCGATTGCTATCGGTGTTGTTCCACCAACTTCTGCTGCGTTAGGGACGGGTATTTGGATTGACCGGACGGGCATATATGGACTTGCCGCGAATGTTGTACAAGCCAAATTCGACGCGGTTACCGGCGCAATCACGGCGGGGGCGGGAAGTGTGATATTAGATATTAACGGATGTACTATAGTGCCTGATGATATTTGGTACGATACGAGGGCGTATAGAATCGCTACCCCTAATGGAGCAACTATTTATGGGGCATTTGGAGGGTATATATCAGGGAATCACGCATATCTCACCATTAAAGGATATTCTGTTCCTAATCAGAGTTGCTCATTAATGATGAGATCATACGCTCCAGCCGGAAGAGTCGCAAATACAAAGATCGCCGCAAATTCTGCTGATTTGGGGCCAGAAATCGGAATTGATATAGCAGCAGCGGATTCGGATAGTACCAGTTATATTCATTTATTCAATGGTACAGTTAATATAGACCGCGGTCTCAACGTCGGCGCAGTCTCCGGCGCAGGGGTGGGGGGCGGTAAATTTAGTGGAGAACTGGATTCAATTACTGCTGGTACAAATCTCAAGTCCACGTTAAAGACTTATTTTGATGGTCTTTATTCCGTTCTTGCTCATGACCACAGTAGAGTCAATGGCATTCCTCTTGGTAGTTTTGCTTGGGGCGGGAGTACATATGATACTGGAATTTCTATTAATGCAGGATATTATGGTCAAAATATGTTGCTTCTGGCAAGTTGCCACTGGGCAAGTGGAGTAAATAGCGCATCTGCTGTTTATTCAATTTGGTTTGCATACGATGGAAATAATACACCGGTTGCGACGTATTTAGGAGGATCTTTAAATTTCATCACTGTTGGCAAAAGTGCTGGAAATACTCTTACACTTACAGACTCCGGTTCATATTTAACTCATTGTAGCTATTTCTTAAGTAAATAATTCTTACCCACGTTGCCAGGGTACCCAACCTTTCGCCTCATACCGCAGGCCGGCACAAAAGAACTGTCAAAACCAGTACCCATTCCACCATCTTTATATTTTCGTAGTCCGGCATAAGAGCACGGCGACGAAATACCTTCGCGCCGTAGTACAGCGGGCCAACTATCGTCCCGCCGGGGGGTTTCCCACCTCCGACCCCAGGGTAGCCGTCCTGACGCCTTCCGGCGCAGGACGGCTTGGAGCAAGTAGATGATATTTATTCTAAAAGTAAACAGTGATATAATCAACTCACAACCGGCGTGAGCCGAAGGCGAAAGCATAGAGAAGGAAAGGAATAAATAGAATGTTACTCAAACTTTTAACTCTCGTGGATGCTAAGAATGCGTTTGCTCTCCTGGGTAATGAAAAGCTACCTTACAAGTTATCTTGGATGATACAACGCGCCATTCGTAAAGTAACATCTGAATTGCAGGAGTACGAAAAAATCAACTTGGAACTTTGCATCAAATATGGGGTAGAACAAGAGCCAAAAGGCAGTGGAATATGGAGACTGCTCCCTGAAAACAATATTGTTTATCAGAATGAAATCAAACCCATTCTGGACGAAGAAGTTGAGATTGATATTAACCCAATCCCACTCTCTCTGTTTGATTTCGCTCCAAACCTTGAACATCCAGAGGTTAAATATATGGTTTTCCCAAAGGTTTTGCTTGACCTTGACTGGGCATTTTTCAATGATGAAGAAAATGTCAAGAAATCAACAACCAACAAAAAAGAAAATAAAGAGTAAGTCAATGCCAATATTATCACAGTACATACTGTAATAAAAACCGTGGTATACTTGAATCTGGTTAAGGAGAACCTCATCACATTGCAAAACACTATAAAATATCTTGGAGGAACATCCATTAAATGATAATACTTTGTCCGAGGTGTGAAAGTTCAAACGCATCACATCGGGGAATAAGACATGGAAAACAACGCCTACAATGCCAAGAGTGTGGCAAGTATTACAATGGTGAAATAGAATTTAAAGAAGATGGGGAAGGAAGTACGCTTGAAGAAAGTGATAATTTCATTAATATCATTTGTTCCTCAAAACGTATGTTAACAAAAGAAGATGTATTAGCACAATTCAAAATAGATACAAATATTTGGGAAATAGAAAAATGGAAAGTCAAAACAAGTGAGGGATACAGGAAAGACCGTTCTGTTGAATGGGATGTTTCTGGTGGTTCTGTAATACATGGTAAAGTAAGGGACACAGGCAAAATGCTTGTTGTCCCCTTATATCATGTTGAAGTTAGACTTATAAAAAGAACTGTGCCGTCCATTGAAAATATTTCCAAAGACTTTGAAAAACTACAGTTAAACTATAAGCATCCTGAATTTAAGTATTCTAATCTGAATCTTCGAGATAATATGTTAGAAGTTTCCATTGCTGATTTACACATGGGTAAATTAGCATGGGGCAAAGAATCGGGCGAGGATTATGATAGTAAAATAGCACGACAACGTTTTATTGGGGCAATAAACGATATTTTGAGCAGAAACAAAGACACTAAATTTGAAAAAATTCTTTTCCCAGTTGGTAATGATTTACTTAACAGTGATACAGTGTCAGGAACAACCACAAAAGGAACACAACTTACTAATGATAGTCGGTGGCAAAAATTGTTCTTCGATGTTGTTCACGCTCTAATTGAGGCTATTGACATTCTTTCATCTACTGCTCCCGTGAATGTTTTTTGGATACCAGGAAATCACGATACAATGTCATCATACTATGCAGTAAATTATTTATTTGCTTGGTATAAGGACTCTAAATGCGTTACAATTGACATTAATCCTACCCCCAGAAAGTATATTGAATTCGGGAAATGCTTAATTGGATTTAGTCATGGATCAGGAGATTCAAAAAGAATACCACAACTAATGCAAGTGGAAGCCCGCGAAGCATGGGGGAGGACACTTTGGCATGAATTTCACCTCGGAGATTTACACCATGAAATAGTTACTGAAAACGGAGGGTTGATTATTAGACGACTTTCGTCTTTGACTTCAACCGATGATTGGCACGCAAGCATGGGTTTTATAGGAGCAATCCGTAAAGCACAGGCGTTTGTATGGAATAAAGAAAGAGGACTATTACAAATCATTAATTCTCCTATTTAGAACTTGTACTTCTGTGCATTGATAAAGTATAATAAAATGAGTAATTCATTCCGATAGGCAGGAGACAACCATGACGCCAAAATTAGCTACAGAAACTAATGCACGAGTGCCTGAAACTGTCACACAAACACCCAGTGATGACCAACAGGTACACGCTATTTCCGCTGATATAAAAAGCATAGTAGAAGTAGCAGTTATGGCTAATGATATTTCATATATCAAGGGAGATATAGCAGAAATTAAGGCATTCTTCACGGACATGAAATTACATTTCGTCTCACGAGACGAATTCGCACCCATAAGAACTATAGCGTATGGTATAACGGGGGCTATTTTATTGGCCGTACTTGGGGCGGTGGTTGCGTTAGTCCTAAAATAGTTTTGGCCTCAATCTTCCGTAGTTTACCAATGTAGTCTCCCCGCTTCATCTAGTGTCCGAATGATATTATAATTCCCTCCCCGAATTTCAATTTGGGTTTTCAATGTCTGCTCACGGTCAGTCAATACCATCCTCCCCGCTGGATTTTTTATCTCAACTATGTGCATCACGGGCCCATCAATCAATAAGCCATCGAACCCAGCGCTAGGAGGCATTTGAATCCATAGACAACCAACCGACCTCCAAAATGCAATAATTTCGGTCTCGTTTTTATCTCTACGGTTAGAGTTTTTGTAAGTCATCTTGTTCTCCTAGTTTAATGTCTGACCACCATATCAAACAGGTGGGTGATGCTTTTTTGTGGTTATCAGCTATTTTATCCATAACCAACCAAATACCAATTCCATTAAGAAAATAAACATTTCCTGATTGTTTACATTTTGGACAAAACCAGGGAATTTTATATTTGTACAAGGTCATTCTTCATTTTCGTTATCTTCGTCGTTTTCATTGTTTCTCATTGCCAAAAAGGGGCCAATCCAAAGTGGACTGGTAAAAATGAGAAATATGTATCTAAGTCCTTTCCACACCGCGTTCAGTTCACCCAAACCGCTAATCCATCCATCTACAATAAAGTTCATATCGTCTAGTAATTCATTCTTCGTTTTCATTTTCATCTCCTTCATTTTCATTTGACACAGTATCAACAGAACTTTTCAGTGCGTCAATAAACGGCTTGAAAACTTTATTGTTCCCCGCTTGGGCTTCTGCAATAAGTGTAGAATATTTTGGATACTTTTCTTCTCCCATTATTATAGGGGCTTTCTCAGTGGCACGTTTGGCAATTTTGTACAATTCACAATCTGAAACCGCTGAAAGACCGAGATGTAATCCTTTACCAGCTAAGCAAAACACTCTGAATTTTCTTCCGCTCTGTCCATACGAAAGTTTCTCTACATTTCCTTCAAGGATATAACTGCCATCACACTCAAAAGTTTCTTTCCTGCTCAAACGAATACGGACTTTGGAGAGATAGTTTTTTACAACACCTCCAGATGTTACACTTCCACGTCCCCCAATAATTGCATGTAAATGGGAAACCATAAAGAATGACAACGGGTTGTTTTTTCTAAACCGCTGAATATGCACAATATGGCGGGCAAGTTTTGCCATTAATCTTGCTCGTGCCCCCATATTCATTTCAGCCACACTATTTGCTTCAAGTTCAGCAATGGGACTGATCGCCCCAACACTATCTAAAATTCCCACTGCTGTTTCGTCTTTGATTATATCATCAATCAATAAATCAATTGTTTTCTCATCATTTGTATCTAACAAAATATGAACTTCGCCGTCAAATCCTTGTGTTTCAAGAACCGAAGTCATCAAGGATTTATCAAGCTCTTCAATAGGTGAAATAGCAATATTCTTTTTGGCTGATGAAGCGAGCATTCCAGCCAACGATAAAACCATCGTACTTTTGCCAACCCCGCTAAAGCCAAATACATCGTACACAGTCATTGGAATACCTAAATCATTTTGGTTTGATAATGCAATATCTAGTGAATGGAAACCAGTTACTATTCTCTGAATAAATGGGTAATCACCTGTTATTTTAATTGTCATTCTTCCTCCTCGTCATCATCTAACCATTTCTCTGGGGCTATTTGACTTCTTCCATTTTTCCTCTTTTCTCTTATTCTTTTTTCTTCATTGCATTTGGAACAAAACCCGTTTAATCTTCGTAAACATGACTGACATAGAGGATCAAAACATGCCTTACATTGATGTGCTGCTGGAAGTCCGCATTCAACACAAAAATTTTCATCCTCAATCTCTTTCCATAGAGTCCTATTCATTATGTGTCTCCCAAATTACATTTTTCTTCTTCTGGCAATCCACATTCTTCACACCAATAATATGTAACACATGTTTTTCCTAGATTACGTTGTGCCAATTCAAAATATTCTTTGTCTTGTTCAATTCCTACATAACAACGACCAAGATTTTTACAGGCAATTCCAACTTGACCTGACCCGAAGAACGGATCGAGTACACAACTGTCTGGATTAGTATAAATCCTTACTAATCGTTCAATTAATGACAATGGTTTCTGCCAGGGATGCTCGGGCGGGTAAATCAATTTATCATCATATACACCAATCATTTGTGACCAATGAAGCCGATTGAATATTTTTCCTTTACGAAGAACTAATATCATCTCTACAAACCTACCACAATTATTTATGTAGTTTTTGGTAGACTGAGCTTTTACCCAAAATAAATATTCATCTGGTTTGAAAAATTGATTTTCTGGCTTGCAAAAAACAATGATGTTCCCTTTACAAACCCGACAAAGTTCATTCACATTAATATTACAGTCATATTCAGGGTCTGTAATAATGGCGTCATAAAAACCATCCGGAGTTTCCTCTAGTACATCCCAACAATTAGCATTAAGAATTTTTGAATTTATAGTTGACACAGTATCACCCTAACGTATGCAGCATCTCTACCTTCGTATAATCCCGCTGTTATCTATTATTCTTTCAATAGATTTTGCTACAATTTCATTGTTTTCATTTTTTATATCTAAGTATCCAATATTTTTTGTTTGACTATTATACCATGCTTGTAATGTCCCATCATCCTCTAAAAAAATTGTCAGTGTTTGCTTCTTTGGGGATTTCCCTTTTATTTCTCGTACAATCTCTGCAACTTCACCTATATCAATAGCATGAGCCATTCGTAACCAATCAGTCATAAGTACATTAAATCCCTGTGAAATCAAAGAAGCCATAGGAACCAACTGGCGCATCGGCTTGGCTTTGATGTACTCAATTACGTCTTTTGGTATATAACCACCTGTGAGCATGTCCCATACAGCTACATACCTATTTACAGTGGCCTTCGCCAATATTCCTAGTTCTTCCTCCGCAAGTTCATAGACTGTACCACTATATTCGTAATCATTCCAACGAGTGTAAACACCATGCAATAATTTAGCCAATCCCAACCCACCTAAACGGATTACACCAAGTAAATTCTTGCCCGCCGACAATGCTATAGATGGGTCTTTTTCTTTTAGAGACTGTGCAAGTACCAAGTCTATTCTATCAAATAATGATTGTTCCATCTTAATAGGAACGCTTTGGTCAATTAAAGCAAGAACTTCAAAATCATCAGAGTTCATCCTAATTTCTCCACTTCAAGAACTAACTTTTTGAGCGCAAGTCTAATCTCACCAATGCCCCCATGGGTCAATTGGGCCGGATTAAACATACACATCACTGGAACACTAAAGTATGAACTATCTACCCACAGTCCACAAACATCAGAAACTTTGTACCTTGTAAATGTAGACACAGTCTCAGCGCCCATAAGCAAAATAAGTTTTTTACCAATTGCTTCCTTGATAACTTGTTCAAGTCCAAAGTTGAAACATTGCTCATTCTTAGATATTTCATGCAACCACAAGTTTGTAGAACGACATTGATAAAAATCTAATCCAGCAAGAGCAAGTTCACGCCGAAAGTTCTTGCCTGTCCATCCTGCAAAAACTTCTAGTTCTTTCAACTCAATTTCGCCTGGATGCGAACCCACAAGTAATATTTCACTGTTTGGGTCGCCCACAGGTTGAACTAAATTAGTATTACAAATAGGACAAGTTGACACAGTATCAGTGCTCATCCTATTCTTCTCCTATTTCTTGTCTGACCATTTCTTTCCTATCACAATACTGACCGACGGCCTCACAGAAGGGTGTAACCGTTGGGCCACGTCCAACATTGTTTGCTTTAGTATATCACGTACATGTTCGGCTTCTTCATCTTTTACCTCTAACATAAGTTCATCGTGGCTTGGGAGTATTATGGGATTACACCCCCATTTTTCTACAAATTCTATCATGGAGAGTTTCAACGCCTCTGCCGCGCTGGATTGGAGAGGCGAATCCATTCCAACACGTTCCCATCCGTACACATATGAATTCATCCATATTTTACGTCCACAAACACTTTTGACATATTTGGGATGCCTACTTTTTACATTTTCCCTATATTCATATAGACCGGGGAATATACTAAAGTATCTTTCTAGTAGTTCTAATGCTTCCTTTTTTGTTTTTCCTGTTTTCTTTGCCAGTCCATACTCAGTCAACCCATTACAAGAACCAATAACAATTTCTTTAATATCTGCTCTGCGTGGATCTGACTTTGTAATCGTTTCTCCAAACATTTCTCTAGCAATTTCAATATAGATGTCCTTACCAGAATTGAAAATTTCAAGTAATCGTTTGTCACCGGATAACTCTGCGGCAAATCTAGGCTCTTGTGCTGAATAATCAGCAATCACAAACGAATTTCCTTCACCAGCAATAAAACATTCACGGTATTCGGGTGTATCTCTTACAGGAATATTATTTAGGTTTGGTGAGCGTGATGAAAGTCTACCACTGATTGCCTCAGAGACTTGCCATGATGAATACACCCGTCCATCTGCTTCCACAAACTGGTCTACCCATTTTTCTCCATAGGTAGAAACCCTTTTGGTATATACTCTAGCATCCATAATCTGTTGTGCTAATAGTGTTTTCTTTGCTAAATGTTCCAACACTTTTGCGTTAGATGATGAGACATGAAAACCTTCTTTCAATAAGGCTTCCTTACTTTGTACAGAACTTCCTGGATTAAAGTCAAGTTCATCCTTTATTTCTTTTGCTTTATCTGCGCTTTTAGCACAAACCTCAATCCAACGTTTTGTATCTACTTTTACTCCTTTGAAGCCTAATGTCAGCCACATCGTAGGTAAATCAATCTGTTTGTAAATTTCTAAATCTTCATCAGAAACAACCTTTCGTTGTTCGTGATAAACTCTCCAAGTGGCTATTACATCTTTGGCAGCATATTCGATTTTTTCTTGTGTCCATTCATCCGTTTCTTTGAATTCCTTTTGGAATTTCTTTTCAAGATAAACATCACAGTATCGGCGCACAAGGTCATTCAACCCCATTTGGTCATTATCATACCAACCAGAATACATAATCTTTTCAATCAAGAGAGTATCCCACAATCGTTTACGTAGTTTTATTGTAGTCCACCGGCGCAAATGTCCCAAATCAAAGGGAGAGTTATGAAAAAGCCACGTTGCTTCTTCAATATTCTTTAGAAACGGTTCAACTTCTCTTCCATCAAATATTATGTATACATTTTCGCCGTCAGATGTGCAAGCAAGAGAACCGAAACGACCGGCAGGACGGTGCATACGTTTTTGGTCAAGTCCAAACAATTCCATATCTATTGCAACTTTATCACCACGTGATGCAACAAGAGGAAGGTCGTTAAGTATCTTTGGGACAGGAATGATGTTCATAAAGAATCGGCGCCGGATACCCCATCCGCTCGCGGTGGGGTAGTTTACCTATTTTCTCCTATAGTCTATAATTGGAGAAAGAGTTTCCATTTTTCTCTTTACTTGGTCTAAAGATACGGGGTAAAAATCCCAACAATCTACTCCAACATCAAATGATAACCCATAAGGCGGTAATTTTCCGTGATGATGACCAAATAAATGCCACGACGCATAATGCGAAAGAGGCCATGAACGCATAGCATAATGGCAAAGGGTTAGACAAATATGATGCCTCGTAATTTCATCAATAAAGGGGAGTTTGATTGTCTTAAAAGGGGGAAGAATAAACCAATTCGGCCCATGTGGGTCTCTGTCGTGTGAACCAGGAATAAAATGTATTCGTCCGTCAAGACGGTCACGAACTTTATTTCTTTTCTCACCGTCTGTTAAACTAAAATCTCCAAGATAATAAACATCATCATCTGAGGCAACAACAGAATTCCATCTCCGAATGATTTCATCATCCATTTCATAAATATTTTTGAAAGGACGATGACAATATTGCAGAATATTGGCATGACCAAAATGGGCATCACTTGTAAAAAACAGCATTTTACTTTTCCTCTGTTCCTACCCATACATTCCCGGGTAAAATGGAACGATCAGAACGAATAACAATTCCGGGTACTACTGCATCTTCATCAAACATGGATGGATTTACTACACAAGTGTCAGGAATATAACCATATTTCCCTTTATAATAATCTACCGCTTGTTGAACCTTATCAACTAGAGGAGTTTTAAGGTCATTGTTGTGCCAGAGAAGTCCTACATTCATTTTGGGTTCTCCTCTGGAAACAAGGTATAACCATCCCAGGGACAGCCAGGCAGATGCAACTTGATAAGTGTGTTGATTTCGTCCGCGTATTTGAAGCGGGCAATGTCCCACGCGAAGTGGGCTGCGTCCCATACAAAGTAGGCTTCATCCAACTTGGAGCGGGCTGCGTCCAACTTGGAGTAGACTGCGTCCAAGTTGGATTCGGTTGCGTCCAAGGCGTCCAAGTTGGAGCTGGCTGTGTCCCATACGGAGGATGCTGCATTCCACTCGGAACAGGCTGCATCCAACTTGGAGCGGGCAGCGTCCAACTCTGGCGGTAACTCTATTTTGCATGGACGGAACCAATGGAGACGGATAGCCTGTTCCGCCTGTGCCTTATTGGACAAAATGAATTTTATACGATTTTTCGGTGGTTCGGTGAGTATCTCAATGGGTATTTCATGGTGACAAAACCATACCAAATCACCAACTTTTGCACCCTTGAATGCAGCACGACACAGTTTTGCTTCTTCCTTGATAGATTTATAGTTCATTTTTGTTTCTCCTTTTGATACAGTATCAGATTATTGTATAGAAAGACAAGAATCAAAGTAATCGGACTGCGAGTCTGACCTGTCGTCTAGATCTGGAAATGCGGCCAAGATAATTTTCTCAAGGCGTTGATGGGCCTGCCATTGCTGTTGACAGTAAGGACAATAGTACCCATACCCATGCCATATATTGCTGCCACGTTCACTCCGATCTATTTGTACATGTTGCGCTTCATGTGCACTACCCTCCCGAAAGCCTTCATCCTGATGAAATCGAATATCAATAGACGATGCCATACTGTAAGATGGTGTTGTTACAGAGACAAATCCGAGGCCAATAGACTTGAGCAATTTTCTAACTTCTTTAGACCATTCCTTGCGGGCTCGGTCTCGGATGTTTGCTCGGAAAGCGGGTAAGGGTGTGTCAATAATTCTCTGATATAGTTCATTCATGAAATATTCCTTTCAAAGTTTGCAATCTAACCCGGTTGCGTAGGTAAAGATACTTTGAAGCATATTGTCATAAACATCGTCAAAGTTTGCAACAGGTTTACACGCTCCGGCGCGCAAATTGAAAAACTCTACTTTATAGGTATCACCCAAAAGCGTAATTCTGCATTTATTAGCCTTTGTACTGCCCCTGAAGCCAAACTGTAACCCCGTTTTGATGGCAACGTAATCGTGAGCACCAGTCATACTTGTAAATTTATGTCCCCCAAGTTGGTTCATGATTTCTCTCGCTATTTCTATGTTACCCATAGTTTTCTCCTTTTGTGTAATGATTACACAAATACATTAATACAACCTTAAAATTAGATAAGAGTTAAAGAGCATAAAATTATTCTCATTTTGTGCCTCTAAATCTTCTAGCCATTACTAACGCCAAAACGTACGCATGAGCGGCCCAGCACATATCGTTAGTGTTCTGCTCCATGATACTGTATGGAGTTTTAACCCTCACCTTATAACAGATTGTGCCCGGCTTAGTACCTTTTATTTGACGTAGTTCTGTTGTAATCATTTTATTTGCCTCTTTTCTGCATTGTGTGATATAGTGCTAAGTAGTCATAGCTAAGTCTATCTGGGCATCATGTAGGTATTTTCGACAACGAGCATACCGGACAATGACGTAAATTGACGGGTGGTTTTTTGAATCGTAAGTTGCTCTGTGCGAGCGAGCGAGCTATCTGTTATGTTATATACCGCAACCCTGTCTCTATTGTGTACGATAGCGATACGGTGATAGGGTTGTTGAAGTGTGCGTTGAACAGTAATCATTTTATTTGCCTCTTTTCTTTTGTTTATAGTAGAGTATCCGCACAAGCGAGCGTATTACTCTGGTCGGGGAGCAGTCTCTTTGGCATAATCACGGAGAGCAATTAGTCGCTCACGATGATTGTTGTACCACTCAGAACAGTTATTTATGGTAAGCGTTTCCAAGCCGGGAATTTTATTTACCAATTTCGCAGCGTCAATCGTTTGACAGATATGCCCGCCCACAAACAGAATAAAACCGGTAGGAATGTGAATGATATTTATTGGGTCACATTGTACCGCTATATAGTCCGATATTATATAGCCCGCGACTTGAGTCGGAGTATATACATCCGCGTCATTCCGCTTTTGCACCGTGATTAGTTCTTTTCTCATTTTATCCTCTTTATAATAGGTTAGAATAGGATATATAAAACTATGCTACAGCACTTTGTACCACTTTGTTTGGTTAACACCCACATACTTTCTTGTGATTAGCACGACAACATTTACCACACACGGGCCCCAAAATCCATTCGTACGCCATTTCACGCCCGCATTGTGTGCAGTAGTGTATATCCTCTTTTTTAACCTTCCGGCAATCTCTCTTTACTTGTTTCGGAGCAAGCCCAGATTTAATGCTCATTTTATCACCTCATTTAATTGTAATCTTACTAGTAAAACGGATAGGATACTGTGTACCACACAGTATTATGTATTACACAGTATTAGTATAATCCCTAACACTGTGAACCAAAACAGACAACAAACGGGTAAAGCATATAACAGACCCTGAAAGCATTTCATGTCTATTCCTCAGCTGTCTTCGCATAACACGCGGTGAGAAAATTGTGTTGACTAAAGTGTTGATCATTTAGGTGAAAGTCCGCCACTAAACCTGTTATGATAGATTCCCACGTGTGCAAACGACCTAGAAACGCGTCCCACGTTTCGAGGTCAGAACGAACGGGGCACTTGCGTTCCAAAACTTTAGCAATACGGGCGTACTCGTTTTCCGTCATTATACACCTTCCTATTGTAGACTCATCAATGCAGCGAGTCCGTCGGCTATCACGTGGATAACCGGAGCGATTATAACAGTGACCAACGCCAATCCAACGGTAAACGTTAGCAACAACAGTACTAACACAGAGGGTAAATCTTTAATCTTTAATTGTGTCATTGTAGACTCCTTTTATCACGTGTGCTAGATTGTACACACCCTTCTGTGCTACAGACCATCTGGTCTGTAGCACAGTATAAGCGGAGGCAATTTATTGTCGCAGTTGTGCGTCAAGGACGGCATCACGGGCCGATATGCGCCGATCAGAAAGATAGTCATCTATATCGTCGGCTAGGATAACATCATCGGCCAGAGCATCCTTCGCGTACCTAGTCGCCAAGATTTTGATATCAGCGTCGGTGGTTTCCGCAGCGATACCTAGGTCTGAATCGGAATTGGGGCCAAACCAGTCTGCACACTGCCATATACTGAGTTGGTTAGGTTCGATGTTTTGCAAAGTTTCGATTATCTCCTCGAGGGCCGCGTTGGCATCGTCGGTTAGTCTACCAACCAAGTTCGATTGATCATTCCAGTCAGACGACCAACCATCGAGTACACGCTGTACTAAGTCACTGTCAGTCAATTCTGCGCGGGCGTGCGCCTCATTGGGGCGGGCGTGTAGGGTCTGGGCGATAACCAGCCCGTTCCATTCGTCCACGGGGGTCGCGTTATCATCGTACTCCTGTGTGATCCTGACGGTTTTGTCTCGTGGGTCAATGAAGAGCGTAGTTAGTGTCTCGCTCCATGTGTCCTGATGGTAGGGGTCAATCTGCGGGGTGGTATCGATCTCGGTTACAGTATATTTTGTAATCATCGTATCGTCTCCTTTTGGCTCATTTGCGGCTGCGCCTGCACCTTATCAAGTGTCTGCGTGTACTTGCACAGACAACACGTCCAGCTTGTACCTGTCCTATAAAACCATCCCATCTGCGGGCATGTATCGCATCCCCCACGTACTGCTGTATCATGGCTGCTACATACGTTACAGGGATATTGCTTCGCACACCGTTGACATGGTATACGCATAACAGTGTTAGTCATAGTGGTATCTCCTTTTGGCACACTTTGCGGCTGCGCCTGCACCGTGACAAGTGATCAGTAATCAATGCCCGACTCGCGCGCATCGGCACAATTATCACAATAGTAGCCGCTATTGTTCCCGCTCATGTCACGACGCTCATAGCGCCATGTCCACACGTTCCCATGTGTAGGCAGACGTCGCCCACACTGGACACACACCCAACGCGGTGGCGTAGGTATCGTGTTGGTACTCTCATCATGCATAGTCTCATATGTAGTAATCATCGTATCCTCTCATGGATAAACGGATATGGCTAGCCGTGCTGTACCGAGGGCAACGGGCGAGATACCCGGACACCTCTATGATACTCCGCGCCGGGCTCGAAACATTAAAATTAGCTTAATTTAACCTTACAAAACTGTAAGGTCAAACCCTTGACAATTATGCAACGACATGGTAACGGATTAACCAGAGCACCATAGTTTCTAAATTTGGTTCCTGATTTTCGCCGAAAGTCATACTATACACCTATACAGTTTTAGATTGTGGTATAATATTACCGAACCTATTCCGGGAGAGCTATTATAAAAATACTTAACATACAATCTGGTGGTAGACCTAATGACTTCCAAACCCCTCCTAGTGCGTTAGGGCCTTTATACCCACACCTGCCTTTGCATTGGATTATTTGGGAATGTGCATCTGGGAGAGGGAATCTTACCAATGCCCTGCGAGGACATGGCTATAGTGTAATTAGTTCTGATATTTTAACTGGGCAGGATTTCTGTGTATACAAACCGGATGTGTTTGATGCTATTGTGACCAATCCACCATTCAGTCTCAAACAGGAATTTCTTGAGCGGGCGTACATTCTCGGAAAGCCCTTTGCTTTTTTGCTTCCGCTAACAACTTTTGAGGGTTTGAGGCGACAAGCCCTTTTTAGGAAATATGGTATTGAAGTTATCCTCTTTGATAAAAGAGTAAATTTTGAGACGCCCTCAGGAAAAGGTAGTGGATCATGGTTCGCTACAGCTTGGTTTACGTGGGGACTTGAAATAGGCCAACAATTAACTTTTGAGAAACTGGGGAGGGGAGATGAGGAAACTAAAATGACAGCCGAATTGAAGACGACACTAGCTCACCCTGACTGTAATTTGACACAGTGTCAAATTTTCGTCGCCGAGTTCCACTAAAACACTTACTATACATCTTGACAAAATAAAAGTTTAGTGTATAATATCTTTAATCTAGCATGGTTGAGGCAGAAAACTAGCAAAACCCGTTGGCACTGCCTCAACCTAAACTGGAGAAGGGCAAAATGCAAAAGAATAATACAGTAGTATACAAAATGCTAAAAGAGTTTGTCACTAAAGTAGGAATTGTAAAGGTGGCATACCAGATGAATTACTCAAAAACCTATCTGTGGATGTTATTATCAGGAACGCGCCCAATAACCGATAGAGTAGCAGAATATTTTGGGTACAAACAAGTAACGCGATGGGTTCCCTTATATCCAGAAAAGAAGCGTGAATGATGTATTCGATATATTCGATGTGTTCAATAAAGCTGAGCCAAACTGTTATGTATTTTCCATGCTAAAGATTGTCCCACTCTCGTTAAAGGAAGCAAATCTGCTTGTGTCTAATTGGCACAGGCATCATAAACCCGTTCGCGGTTGTAAGTTTTCTATTGGTGTAACTGATGAAAGTGGCATACATGGCGCGGCAATTTGTGGGCGTCCATCTGCACGAAATATTGATTATCACACTACACTTGAAGTCACTCGCCTTGTAACCGATGGAACTAAAAACGCCTGCTCTATTTTATATGCGGCAACTGCTCGAATTGCGAGTGAGATGGGTTACGAGAAAATCATTTCCTATATTCTCGTTAACGAAACTGGTCACTCTCTCAAAGTTTCAGGCTGGCAAGAACGCGATGAAATAACACCAGGTCGTCAATGGAAACATACCGATGGCAACCCTCGCCGAACAGACCAACCCACTTGTGATAAGCGGCAGTTTTTCAAAACTTTAGCACCACCTAATAAACATTTGCATCAGGGTAACGGGTAGACCGTCACCCAAACGCAGATTTGCAAACCCCGCCTCTGTCCCCTTCGGGGATGCTTCGCGAAGCCAAACCGTTAACCTACTCGGATTAAAAATGAATAATATATTTGTCGAAGATGTTGAAATGCGAAGGATACGATTTGTGCCAATAATCCGTGCCCGCAAAATGAAAGTAACCTACAAAGAATTTTATATTGAGTTTGATAGTTTACCAATTGAATTACAGGCGCAAATAAAGCAAATTGCTTTTGAACGTGTGTCTGCTCAACTTAAACGTGAAGCACAACAGCACGAGCAGGCTAATACTCACTCCAGCGGACTCTTAAACCCCGCCCCTGAGCCAACCCGTTAACCAAACCATGATCCTTCGCTCCATACCTCCCACTAATCGCCGACCAATCCGCGTTAGTTCCATGCGTGCCGCTACAAAAGCAGGTCTCATTTTTTTTGGCGCACACACCGGCAGCCAGCAACAATCTGTTCCGGTTATCGAAAATACATTCCATCCGAAAGTTATTTCTGCCAATCCTGATATTTGGAACCAACGGGGGGCATACTATAAATCCAGACAGATACTTATTGACCAACTAAAAGAACTGATTGCAATAGCAATAGAACCAGAGGAAATAGTATTCTGGCAACAACAGCTTGACAAACTGAAAGGAGCACTATGATGAAAAACAAAACGGAAATAATTGCCCTGATGAAATCAGTCCAGACTAAATATTTCCCTGAACTGACAGATGTCATATATGATGTGGAACCCGACCATTCATTTGATGGTGTAATGGGACGTGCCATCTTTGGTAAAATCCAGGAAATTGTCTTACATTACAGTGATGAACGTATCTTGGAACCAAAATATCGTATGGGATTAGTGCCGGTTATCGCCCATGAGCTAGCCCATTATCTGAATCCAGTAGATCCCGAATGTGTCATGCGGGAACGTCTGCCTCCAGAAATGATGGCCTTATGGGAAGAATTACTTAATTCAGGCTATGCACGGTGTTCAATGACGAAAGGATAAAAATAAAATGAAAAATGCAACCCGCCACGACTTTGATGCTTTATATGTTCTATCAGAGATTGAAAAAAGTACGGATGGGGTTAATCAACAACTTAATTACTCTGAAATTTTATCCGCTTTGGAAGAAGCATGTCATACTATTGCTCAACAAATTGCGTGGAGACATAGCGTTGAGAAATGGATTGATTCTCTCCAAAATATAATAAACTGATACACCCTCTCGCGCCCAAGTCGGAGGATGTATCATAAGGAGAAACTTACTATCCCACACTAAAATCAATACTATCCTATTTGTGGGTGTTTGTCAAGGTATCTATAATTCACGCCGGAATTACTACATTTAGTGTTGTTTCCAACCAACAATTAGGTTCTACTTTGACAGATTGGCGATTTTTGGTAATAACTACTTCCACAGTGTCCCCTTGAAGTAAATCGGTAATTTGAGTATGGTCAAATTTAAATTCACGTCGTGTCTGCCCCTGCCAAACTAATTCCTCGGCGGTCATCTTAGCTAATTGTCTAACAGAATCTCTCTCCATAGTTTACTCCATTTCTAAAATACATATATTACTAGCCACATATTATAGTGATGTCGGTTTCCGAAGCCGCATAGCACACCAAATCAAGTTCATTTAGTTCAGTTCCTTCTTCGACAGCCTTTTTGATTGCCGCCTCAATACTATCAGCCACCACATGAACTTCACACCAGGGGCTTTTATTGTTCCGAACTCTCAGTGCAATTTTGTAAATCATCTCAATTCTCCATTTCTAAAACGAATGTACTGCATTGGCACTAATCAATTCTTGGATAGAATAATAAACGGGGATATTGTTTTGTATAGCAAACTTTACTTCTTTGTCCGCACCACTAGATTCACCGGGTAAACGTAAAAGACAATCACAATGCAAAATCCACTCCAAATCCATCCCTATCCAAAATTCATACGCATGTGGGACTAAAAAATGCCAAAAATGAGTAAACAAGGGTGGAAACGGTAAATAGCCCAATTTTGCTAATTTATCAGCAGCAATAAATGATTTTCGTACATTTATAGCAACATCTCCCTTAGTATATGCGCTTGCTATATAAACAACTGGACGCTTGTTATGCCACATTTTATTATCTCCTTATCTTCATTTTGACGCAGTATCAAATTTTTATGTTGCTCCTTCAAGTTCTTCATTATTATAGTTCAAGTCGGCGTTGTAGTGCCTGCAAATGGTAGTTAATACCATAAAGTCGCTCAATTTTTATTCCTAATTCATTCGACAATGGACATTCAACAATAATTGGAATAGCGTGGGGGTCATCATCAGCCATTTGAGGAGAATCTAGAATCAACACACCATGCACTTGCTCTTCAAACTCATAAACACGCTTTTCTATTTCATCAATGACCACTTGCATTTCATACAATCGTGCATTCACTTGTGATACTTTTGTTTCTTTTGTATTCATTTTTACTCCTATAGATAGATTTATTTTGATACTGTATCAAACTGAGCGACGTGACTACTCCCCACGCATGAATGCGGGGGCTTCTAGGGCTACGCCCAGGCTATCTAGTCCGAGAGCTTCTATATAAACTCTTTTCATTTCTTAACCTTTACGGGATACTGTGCGGAAGCCCAACGGTTTAGTGTAGGATGCTGAGGATGCTGAGGATGCTGAGGATGCTGATGAATAACAACATCATTTTCATCGTAACAATCATTGGTGGGCAACCTGTTGTCTTCGGGAAAGAGTCTTACTGTAGTTACGAGTTTCATACTTTACCTGTCTTCAAGGGATACTCACCCTCATTGTTTCTCCTAGCGGTTCAACCAACGTTCACAATATACACCTACTCTGTATAAATGTCAAGGCATTTGATACCCTTGACTCTTTCACAATTCCCGTTTATGATAACGCCATTCAGTACTGTTATTGGGGGCCAAGATTGTTTTACTCTTAGTTAGAAAGAGTTTTGTTGTCGCGCATAAAACCCATCCCCACAGATGTTATTGTGCTAACGCGCGCGATAAGTGCTTAAACTCTTAAAGGGGGATTATTAATTACTAAAAGATTAAAGATTCTATATCTATTCTAATAGTTGTCTTTTCTTTAATCTTGACAGATATACGATTAGTGATAAGATAGTAATCAATGATGAAAACATTTGATTAACTATAGGAGAATTATTATGTCACCTGCTGGATTTCCCTTACCTAAATTACTTGATGGAGAAGAAATTTGGAAACTTTGGCATGGGGTTGGATACGAAACCGATGTGAGTCTGGCACAGATTTACAATAAATTCAAAGTAGAAGGTCGTGTAAACCCTAAAACTGGCGTGCCTGTTACTCGTGCCGGTATGTGTTTTTCCGCGTGGCGTTGGGCATTTGATAATTTAGAGATTGCAATAGAACAATGGATTGCCGCCTGGGAAAGTCATGGAGAAGTTTACACCCGCGAAGACGCTTTAAGAATTTTTGTAAAACGGGCTAAGTCTGCCTACAGAACCACTAAACACAATTTCAGCAAGTTTATTGAAAAGTATAATCTCCAAGAGTACGTCTAATATGGATTACAACTATCGTAATTCTGTTATATTGGCGGATAGAAATTTTGTTTCTATTCTTGAGTATATAAATTCTCTTATTTCTAACTCCCATAATGATTACACAGAGTTATTTGGAATTAGAAACGCTTTAGTTTCAATTCATAAGAAGTTTATAAACAGGATAGTAGCTCCATTATCAAGGTTTGAAGATGACACCGTATCAAATAAATGACTGCTTCCGAGAAATTTATAATATGTTTCATGGACGATGTATCCGTTGTAACAGTAAAGCGGTTGCTATCCATGAAATCATCCCCCGTTCACATGGGAAAGAATCTATGAACATAGAAAATTATGCTCCTGTTTGTGCTGATTGTCATTCTTGGGCGCATGATATAGGCACTAAGAATTCAATCCCTATTCTACAACAATATCGAAAAGATGTTTTGGCTAGTTATAGTTTGGATAAAAATTGGGTTCATTGTGAATGTAAGGGTCAAGATGATATTCCTCAAAGCGGATGGGGCATCTGTGGAAAATGCAGAAAGCCCAGTCCATGATAAATAAAAATCTAATTCCTGATTTGAGTTATAGTACATCTTATAAGGACGAAGCATTTTATCTTTGGTATCGTTCCAGTCGTCCGTCAATAACTGAACTACAAAGAACACTCCCATTAGACGAAAGGGGCAGAAAACCACATGTAAGTATCCTTACAAACTGGAAAAATGTATCTAATTGGGATGCTTGGGCAGATGGATTAGATGCTAAAGTATCCGACCAACTAGATATGACCGTTGTTGAAGAACGTATCCAGATGTATAAAAAACATGCCGAAATGGGTCAACAGATGTCTGATAAAGGCATGGAATACTTGAATACAAAGGGGATAGAATCGGATAGTTCTGCTATTCGTGCCATTGTAGAAGGAATTGGACTTGAAGGGAAAAATCGAGGAATGGCAGAGGCTTTGACTAAAGTGTTTGCTTTTAGTGAGTCTGCTCTTGATGCTGAAATAAAGAAACTGCTGACCAGTAAAAATGGAGAAGATGGGATTATTGATTTGGAGCCCTCTGATATAGTAGAAGAACCAAATGGGTAAGAAATTATCTCTAGGAGAAAAGCGCAAATTATATTTGCTTTTGATAGAAACACAATCACGGGGAGGAGAATTACCACAACTTGATAATTATTCCCCCGTGAGTTCTGATTGGGGGATAGATGAAAATGGATATTTCATTCGCAATGATGGAAAACATTATGAACCGAGTGAGCAGCAGGGGAGTTTTATATCTTCTGATGCAAAATACGTGGCGTATTTTGGAAGTAGAGGAAGCGGAAAAACAGCCGCGGGTATACAAAAGGCACTTAGAAAAATAAAGGATGGAAAAAGCGGGGCTATTATGAATGCTGACCTAGAAAACTTAAAAGTTTCTACATGGCCTGAATTGCGCCGTTGGATACCCTGGAATATGGTTGTTCCTCGTCAAAGATACCGACAGTCTGTAGCTTGGGATGCTACTAGGCCATTTAATATAGTGTTTGTAAATAATGCGTTTATGTACATTAAAGGACTAAAAAACCCAGGTAGCAGTCGTGGAATAAATGCAAACTGGTTTTGGTATGATGAAGCAGGAAGAGATGAAACAGGAATGGGATGGAAACTTACACTACCCGGAATTAGAATTGGGAAAAATTCGCAGTCTTGGGCCACATATTCACCAACAAACATGGCACATTGGTCTTATGAGTTTTTCATAAAACAAATAATTCCAGATGATTTAGTACAGTATATTAAAACGCTTCCAGAAGGGTATAAACTTATTGAAGTATTTCATGGGACTAAAGAAGATAATAAAGCACACTTAACAGATGGCTTTTATGAGTTTTTAGGTGCAGCATATCCTGGTGGTTGGTTAAGAACGCGAGAGGTTGATGGTGAGTATGCTAACGAGGGTGGAGCATTAGGGACTCGTGAGTGGTTCAAGGATAAATTTCTTGATGTTGTACCTGATTGGGTACATAAGAAAGTTCGTTTTTGGGATTTGGCAGCGAGTGAAAAGAAAATTGGTACTGACCCCGATGAAAGTGTTGGAACTCTGTTTTCTTGTGATCAACCAGCAGAAATGTTTTGTATTGAAAACCAAATTGGAGGTTGGTGGGAATGGGACAAAATAAAACTCAATATTCGTGCAGTTGCTCGGAAAGACGGAACAGAAATTCCAATTTACATTGAACAAGAACCTGCATCAGGCGGTAAAAACCAGGTCGCCGAAATTGCCAACTTCTTGAAAGAAGAAGGATTTACTGTTAGACCACATAATCCAAGAGACGATGGGGATAGAGTAATGGCGGCAAATACTTGGTATAGTGAGGCTGCACAAGGTAAGTATTGGATTGTAAAGGGGATGTGGAATGAAAAATTCTTTATGCAGTTAGATACATTCCCTGATGCACCACACGATGACCGAATCACTAGCGTATCGGGTGCACGTCATTCTATTGCTCCTATCAGGAAGTGGAGAAGACAAGAATTTATGGCGATTGGATTACATAAATCAGAGGAGAAAAAAGAAGGCATTTGAACAATGATTTTCAAGGTTGATAAATAGGACAATAAGATGTAAAATCAAGTGTGTATATCAATTTAATCAAATCGGGGCTGTAAGGAAAACAAATGCCAAAACAACCTAAAACTGTTCTACAAAACAAAGAAAAGGGTCAAATCTCCGCTGTCGGGGGAGATTTAGTCAATTATCTGTATAGAATTACTCCCAATTGGCTTTCCCCAATATGGTGGGAAGCAAAAACATGGCGCACTTTTGTTCAAAATCAACCCATTGCTGTTGTATATCGAGAGACATTACTCTCATATCTACAGGCGCTGGATTGGGCAATTGTGCCTCGTGAAAGCACACAATTGGACGAATTGAAGACGGAAATTGATTATTACACCAAATTATTGGAAAATACCAATGGGTATTACTCAGAATATGACTTTTCGTCCCATATTGAGTTTGTAGGGAAAGACCTTTTAGACCTTCCGTTTGGTGGTGCAGCTGAAATAGGCCGTGTAAACGATGACCCAACTGGTAAGGTTGTATGGATTAGGCCAGTGGACGGAGGTACACTTGCCCCTACACTCAATAAAGATTGGCCGGTGATGCAAAGGATACCAGACTATAATATTGACCACCCTGTGTTTTTTCCAAGTGATGGCATTTCCAGAATTTTTATGTCTCCACGAACTGAATTGAGACGCGAAGGTTGGGGAATGGCTCCTCCCGAAAAGATTTATCTTGCCCTTGAATTACTTTGGCGTAGTGATAAATATTATGCCGATTTACTTTTGAACACTCCCGAAGTTGGTATCCTTGATTTAGGAGATATGGAGAAAGCATCTGCTGAACAATGGGTAAAATCGTTTCAGGACTTGATGTGGGGAGTAAACCCCATGAAAATTCCTGTGTTGTGTGAACATACCACTGACACAAAATGGATACCATTTGGAAAACTCCCAAATGAGATTATGTTTGATAACATCACCCGCAAATATGCGGCTATCGTTGGTGCTGGTTATGGGATGACATTAGATGATATTGGACTTGGAGGGACATCTAGGAGTGGTGGAGATACATTAGCAGGCACAATCC